CGGGAGATCCCGCGGCGGTCGGAAAAATCCTCAACGCCCTGGCCAAGCTCCAGAAAGCCCGGGCCGAAACGGAAATGATCCGCCACAAGCTGGGCGAAATGCGAAACGAGTTCGACAGCCAGGTCAAGCGGGCCACGTCGGCCGGCGATGGAAAGCTGTCGGCCGAGGACATCGCGGCGATCCGCAGCGCCGTGTTCGGGGAGGTGGCATGACAAATGCGGATCTCGGATTCCGGATTGCGGATTCGGCGGCCCCGTCGACTAGCCGCCCTGACTGCGTCACGGGGACCGAACGCCAGGCGGCCGAGGCGCTGCTGACCGAGTTGCACGAAGACTATCTTGTCGTCCTGGATGGCCTGGCTCACCTCCACGTCGAGACGATGTGGGCAAAGCGTCACGTCCACTGGACTCGCGCGGAGGTCGACCTGTTGCACCGGATCGACGCATCGCTTCCGCCGACTCTGGATCGGGGGGCGAACCAGTGACAGCCGAAGGAATCCGCAATCCGAAATCCGAAATCCGCAATTCTGTCATAACGTTCCTGCCGTGGCAGCAGCGGTTCTTCAACGACAAGGCCCGCGTGAAGGTCGGCTGCGTCCACCGCCAGGGCGGCAAGGATTTCGTCTCGGCCGCCGAGGCCGTCGACGACGCGCTGACCAACGGCGCCGACTGGTACATCGTCTCGATGACGCAGCGCCAGGCCGACCAGACGTTCGCCAAGTGCCGCCAGATCGCCAATGTCTTCAAACGCGTCGCCCGGGCCAAGGGCAGGATTACGCACACCGACCGGGCGTTCGTCGAGTACGACAAGCAGCTCGACCATACGTTCCGCTGCACCGCCCGGACGCTGCACCTGCCCGGCGGCGGGACGGTAACGGCACTGCCCGGCCGCGACCCCGACACGCTGGCCGGCCTGACCGGAAGCGTCATCTTCACCGAGTTCGGCCTGTTCGCCAGGGGCGGCTACGACCACTGGCGCGTCGTGTTCCCGCTGATCACCCGCGGCCATCGGATCATCGTCATCTCGACGCCGCGCGGCCGAAACACAAAATACTTCGAGCTGGTCAACGCGCCCCAACGGTACAGCGTCCACCTGCAGACCATCGAAAAGTCCGTCGCCGAGGGCTTTGTGCTGAAGGACGGCAACGGCGAGCCGACCGATCTGGAGACGTTCAAGGAACTTTACGGCGACGAGGTCGGCTGGCTGCGCGAGTACATGTGCGAGTTCACCGGCGACCTCGAGGCCCTGATCACCTGGGCCAAACTCATGGCGGCCGCCACGGCGAGCGGCCTCGAGGTCCTGGAGATCACCGGCGACGGCGGCTGGGACCCGACGTTCTTCGACGCGATGGCGGCAGATCCGGCGCGGCACGAGATCGGCTACGACGTGGCCCGCCACAGCGACCTGGCCGTCGTCTGGGTCAACCGCGTCGGAGCGGCCGCGCGGGAGATCAGCTACCTGGTCGTCATGCGCGACTGCACCTTCGCGCTGCAGCGCGAGGTCGTCATGTCGGCCATGCGGGCCAATCCCGGAAACGTCGGGGCCGGCGACGCCACCGGCCTGGGCATGGACACCAACGAGACGCTGGCCGCCACGTTCGGCGAGCGGTGGCAGCCTGTGACCTTCACCGCTGCGTCCAAGGCCGAGATGGGCTCGCTGGCCCGCACGGCGTTCGACGCCGCCGACCAGGTCATCCCGCCCCTCGAGGGCGCGACCAAGTGGATCGGCACGGACATCTACGCCGTCCAGGCCGACCGCAGCGGCGACAGGCTAAGGCTCGTCGAGACGGCCAACCCGCTGTGCCCGGAAAGCCACTGTGACGTGTTTTACGCGTTCTGCCTGGCCCGCATGGCGGCGAAGAACCGGGCCGCCCAGGCACGAATGTGGGTGCCCGAATAGTAACAACCAAGAGGAACCGCAGATGACGCAGATTCGGATGATTCTGGCACGGCAACGGGCAGAACGGAGCAAACGATGACCTTTGAAGAGTACCTAAGAGCGGCCGCCGCGGACGACGGGTTCGACCACACGTTGCGTTGCGAGGTCCAAGGCTTCGGCGTGACGTTCTACGTCCATCCGTCAGACCGGGACGGCGAGACGCTCGACTTCATCGTCCATGGCAACGCGCTGAGGCACCGGGACACGAGCGCCTCCCCGAACCAATCTTCCGAATCTGCGAAATCTGCGGTTCCTCCGGGTCTTTGATCCGGAGTTACGAGGCAAGGATGCCGACGAGACGAGTCAACAACAACCAACGCGACGGCGCGGCGGCGGCGCTGGCCACGATGGCCGGCCCGTCTTCGCCGGGCTCCGACCCGGCTACGTCTCGCTCCGCCGTGACGAGCGTGACAGGCGGCGGCGCGGCCGTTGAACAAAAGGACGTGCCGCTGAGCGAGGTGGCGCGGCGGTTCCTCTCCGGCTCCGACGTCGGCGAGACGGGTGCGCTCAACGTCCCGCTCAATCCGCACAAGCGCGTCCTCTGGGCCAACCGCTGCATCAACACCGTGGCCGACACGACGGCGGGGATCCCGCTGCGGCTGGTCCGCGCCGAGTCCGGGACCGGCCTGAAACTCACCAAGGGGTTTCGCGCCGACTTCCGACCCGTCAGGCGAGGGTATCTGACGGCGAATCCCCGCAGCACGCTGCGCCTCGTCAAGGGCGCCCGCGGCGTGGTGGTCGGCCGGGCGGCCGAGGGGGAATACGTCGAATCGGGCGAGGCCTGGCAGCTCCTGGGCCGGCCGAACAACTACAGCGACGGGATGGAGCACAACATCCGCTCGACGGTCGCCCACAGGCTGGCCGGCGGGTCCGTCGCGTGGGTCCTCGGCCGGATGGCCGGCCGGAAGCCCGCGGAGATCCACGTCGTCGGCCGCAGCCGCGTTACGCCCGTGGTCGACCGCGACGGCGACGGCCTGCCGCTGCTCAAAGGCTACTGGTATCGCCCGCCGGGGACCGGGCGGAGGAAGGCCCTCGCCCCCGACGAGGTCAAATACTGGCACCTGTGGTCCGACGACGACGATCCCCTGGCGGGCCTCTCGCCGTCGGTCCCCGGCCGGCTGGCCCTGGCCACCGACTACAACGCCTCGCTGTTCAACGCCTCGGCCCTTGCCAACGGCTGCGAGATCGGCACCGCCTTCACGTTCCCCGGCGGCCTGACGCCCGATCAGCGCGAGGAGTTCGAGCTGGCCCTGCGACGCAGGTACCAGGGCGCGGGCAAGGCCAGAAAGCCCATCGTCATGGAGGGCGGCGGCACGGTCGCCCCCACCGGCGCGACGCTCCGCGACATGGAGCACCACCTGACAAAAAGCACCACGCGCCTGGAGATCGCGGCGCTGTACGGCGTGCCGCCGGTCGTCGCGGGCTGGGTGGAGTCGGCCGGGGACTCCTCGGCCTACGCCCAGCACGCCCTGGCCCAGTTCTACGAACAGACCATTTTCCCCACGACGGACGCCCTGCTGCCCGGCGTCCAGGAGATCGTCAGCCGGATCGACCCGACGCTTATCGTCGTGTGGGACCTCGAGGACCAGCCCGTCGTCCAGAAGATGCGCCTGGCCCGGACGGACGCGGCCAAGACGTTCTTTGCGATGGGCTGGCCGATCAACAGGATCGACGAGGCCCTCGACCTCGGCATGGGCCCGACCGACTGGGGCGACGAAGGCTTTTTGCCCATGAGCCTCGCACCCGCGCGCGAGGTCGCGGCGGGAATGGCGGGGATCGACGACGCCCCCGAAGGCGGCGGCGGCGACGCCGACCGGCTCGGCCAGGAAGAGGAAGAGGAAGAGATTGACGAATTACGATTGACGATTGACGATTCGCCGGAGGCAGAAGGCGCACACCGCCCCGCTGGTTCGGGGCGCGATCACGCACATAACGGCCCCGCGAGCCAATCGTCAATCGTCAATCGTCATTCGTCAATCCATGCCGCCGTCGATCGAAAAACGGCGGAAGCGGCCTGGCGGCGCTGGGCCGCGTCGTGGTCCCCGCTGGCCAAACGGCTGCGCAATTGAGAAGGACGCCGACGTCATCCGCCGCGTGCTGCTGCACGCGTTCCCGAACGACCCCGGCTTCAAGAGCCGCATGCGGGCGTTCATTACCGACGCAAACGAGCTGGGCGTTCGCCAGGCGCTGGTCGAGGCCGGCCTCGAGGGCGACGCCCTGGCCGAGGCCCTCAAGCGGATCATGTCCGACCCCGCGATCGCGGCCGCGATCCGGCACGAGAGCATCATCGTCTCGACGAAGATCGACGCCTTTACCCGAAAACTGCTCCGCGGCCAACTGGCCGAGGGGCTGAACGCGGGCGAGGACGTCCGGCTCCTGGCCGACCGTGTCCAGGCAGTCATGGGCAACCGCCGCAAGGCGGCGATGGTCGTGGCCCGCAACGCCGTGGGCCAGGCCCTGAGCGATTCGCGCCACGTCGCCCAGACGGCCGCGGGAATGACGCACAAGGCGTGGCTGCACTCGCGCGGCCCCGGCGAGCGACGCGCCAGCCACGTGCGGGCCGAGGGCGTCTACGGGCCCGGCAAGGCCATTGCGATCGCCGAGCCGTTCATCGTCGACGGCGAATCGCTGATGTACCCGCGCGACCACAGAAACGGCTCGCCGGGCAACACGATCAACTGCCAGTGCATCTCGATCGCCAGCCGGGCCAAAACGCCCAAGGCCGCGGGCGAGGCGCTGGCCAAGCTGGCGGCCCGCCTGGCCGCCGGCGGATTCGAGACCTACGCGAACATGACCGACGCACGGAAATCCGCCGAAGGCGGAGAATCGGAGTGACCGCAGATTACGCAGATGGCGCAGATGATGAAGAAACAAACGGACAGAACGGAGATCCGGAAACCCATCTGCGAAATCTGCGCAATCTGCGGTTCCTCCGGCTCGGGAGAACGAAAATGAACGTCACACCGAAGTACGTAATCGGGCGCATCAAGGCCGTGGGCGACGAGAACGCCGGCTACGACGTGGAGTTCGTCTGCAGCACGGCCGTCGTGGACCGCTCGGATGAAGTGATCGAGCAGGACGGCTGGGACCTGGCCAACTTCAACAAAAACCCGGTGTTCATGGCCGCGCACATGCACCGCCTGTCGGACGGCCGCTCGCCGGTGATCGGGTCGTT